TTTTCATTGAAAGGAGGTGGTTTCATGGCGGACAATTTTGGTCTAAGAATTGGTATCGAGGGCGAGAAGGAATTTAAAAACGCTCTAAGAGATATCAACCAGTCATTTAAAGTCCTCGGAAGTGAGATGAAGCTGGTCTCCTCTGAGTTTGATAAACAGGATAAATCTGTAGCGGCCGTTGCTGCAAGAAATGAAGTATTAAATAAAGCAATAGATGCCCAAAAAGATAAAATTTCTACTCTTGAAGCTGCCCTAAAAAATGCTGCTGATAGTTTTGGTGAAAATGACCGCCGAACCCAGAACTGGGTCATCCAGCTAAACAATGCCAAGGCGGAACTCAATGGTATGGAAAAAGAGTTAGATGAAACAGCAGATAGCGCAGATGACCTTTGTGATGAGCTGAAAGAAACCGGTGAAGAAGCCGAAAAATCAGGCGGCAAATTTGAAAAGCTGGGTGGTGTTTTAAAGGGCATTGGTGCAGCACTTGGCGCAGTAGCCGTTGCAGCCGGAGCAGCTGCTTTCAAGCTAGGCAAAGAAGTCATAGCGGCATATGCAGATTATGAGCAACTGGTAGGCGGTGTGGATACACTCTTTGGTGAAGCCTCTGGGACCGTACAAAGGTATGCCGACAATGCCTTCAAAACTGCAGGTATGTCTGCCAATGAATACATGGAAACAGTAACAGGTTTTTCTGCAAGCCTGATTCAGTCTTTGGAAGGAGATACTGCAAAGGCTGCACAAGTTGCGGACATGGCCATTACTGATATGGCTGATAATGCAAATAAGATGGGTACGGATATTTCCTCCATACAAAATGCTTATCAAGGTTTCGCAAAGCAGAACTATACCATGCTGGACAACCTAAAGCTGGGATATGGTGGTACGAAATCTGAAATGGAAAGACTACTCGCTGATGCCGAGAAAATCTCTGGAATCAAGTATGACCTTTCCTCATTTTCAGATTTGACCGAAGCTATCCACGTCATCCAGACGGAAATGGGCATCACAGGAACTACAGCACTTGAAGCCACAGAAACCATCAGCGGCTCTATCTCAGGTATGCAGTCGGCCATTGGGAACTTAATGGCAGGACTTGGCAATGCTGATGCGGATATAGAACTTTTAATCGGAAACGTGGTCGAGGCCTTTCAACACGTAGTAAAAAATGTTGTACCGGTCATTGAAAATATCGTAAAGGCACTGCCTCCTGCTCTTGACGGCATCCTAAAGGCAATCGGTGATCTGCTCCCGACTTTACTTTCAACCGTTGTGGATCTATTTACACAAGTTTTGGAAACTATCTTGACCTTGTTACCAGAACTAATCCCTGCCGCAGTGGACGCTGTTATGACCATTGTAGGAGCATTAATCGAAAACCTGCCCCTTTTGATTGATGCAGCGGTGCAACTCATAACCGCCCTTGCTATGGGTCTTGGTTTGGCCTTGCCGGAACTTATCCCTGCGGCCATAGAAGCGATCATCACAATTGTGCAAGGGCTTTTAGATAGCATGGATCAAATCCTTGAGGCGGCTTTTGCTATTATCCAGGGTTTGGCGGAGGGTTTACTAAATGCACTTCCAAAACTGATAGATGCTCTGCCTGAAATCATCATGACAATTATTGATTTCATCACGAACAACCTGCCCCTTATCATTGAAATGGGCATAAAACTCACGGTTCAGCTTGCTCTTGGTTTAATTAAGGCTATTCCTCAGCTTGTGGCAAGGCTTCCTGAAATCATTGCGGCGATTGTAACAGGGCTTGGAAAAGCCGTGGGTGCAGTTTTTGAAATTGGAAAGAACATCGTGACAGGCCTTTGGGAAGGTATCAAATCACTAGCAGGTTGGATTGGCGAGAAGGTATCTGGCTTTTTCTCTGGTATTGTGGATGGTGCTAAAAATTTATTAGGTATCCGTTCTCCTTCCACCGTATTTGCCGGTATCGGTGAAAATATGGGACTTGGTATTGGTGTAGGCTTTACAGATGCCATGCGTGATGTGGAAAAGGAAATGCAAAAGTCTATCCCTACCGATTTTGATATAGATACCAATATTCACAGATCGCTCCAGGATACTTCACTAAGGGGTATGGTCAGACAATTCATAGAACACACGGGAACCATCCGCGTGGAGGGTGTTAATTCCACAGGCGAAATGTCCTCGGTGGTAGACATTATCATTGACAGATTAAGGCAGGAGGTGCGCGTATGACTTATTTAAAAATTAAAGAAACGAATACGATTATTACGCGCTTTGTGAATTTCAGAAAGACTCAGGAAGTTATTAGGACAGTACAAACAGCCCTTGACGGGACAGAATATCTTACCCGCTTCGGTTCACCAACCGTACATTATGAACTGACGCTCTATGTAAATGAATCCGGAAAAGCCGCGCTGATGACAGCTGAGGATAGTGTTCCACTTCTTGAATGTTCTGTAAGACAGGGAGTTTTCACAGGACGAATTACCTCCCTTAGTGATTTTGGCTATCTTGCAGCAGGCTGGTATAAGGTTACAGCCACCCTTGCAGCAGTAAGCGAGGTGAGTAGTCCATGAGAAGCATACCTACCGCATTAAAAGAAAAACTCACAAATCGTTTTAAGGTGGAAAATACAAACAGTATGGCCAAGCTTCGTGTCGTGGCCACTCAGACATCAGTTAACTCCTTGCTGTCTGAGCCTATTCATGAAGATATCGCTCCTGCTTTTGGTGATGTGGCTATTCGTCAAATGGTGGGCGAGGCTAATTTATCCCTTGTCTATGCCATTTGCCTCGATAATGGTATCGCCAAAGTCTATCAGCGGAAATTTCCTGCAAGTATGGAGTACCCTTGGGAATACCAATGGACCCTCGGTTCAGCCTCCGATGTGGCGATTGAGTTTAATGGTGTGTGGAAAATGAATCCTCAAAAGGAATGGTACTATCTTCAAACTGAAGAGTATCCATATATCTTTTATGTTAAAAACGGCACTCTTTATGTTCAAAACTGGAAATACAGTGCTTCTTCCATACCTCTTGCCACAGGTGTTAACCAGATATCTGCCTGTAAGGGATGGCAATCCAGCGTTGATCGGGAACTTGATCAAGGACTTATTATAGGCTATATCAAAGGCGGCTCGGTATATTACCGGGCATTTTGTTGCCAAGAAAACGGCTCTTATGTTTGGGAGGCAGAACATGAAGTCCCTACACTTGGTACAGGAAATATGACCCTTTCTCTTATTAGAACTAATGATTTCCGCATTGGATTTTTAACGCAGAATAATGGCAGGATGCTTCTTGCCCTGACCCACCGTAACTATGCAGGTATGAGTGTGCGGCCGGAAACTGCCCATATTAATTCTTTTAATGTGAAGATGTGGGTTTCTAACATAAATGATTTGGAAACCTTGAATAAAGAATATGCATCCGGCAATTTAGACTACCCTTATGTGTTGATGGATGATGCAGGAGGTTCAGACGATATATCTGTTGTTTCTGTGGAAAAACTTAACCGTGAAACAGACTTTACTTGTTACGGCTTTAAGATTCGTCTTGCAAAGCCTTTATACGGAAGTATTGATGCCGGGTTCTTTGCAAAATGCACTTTGTCTGTTTCTGGAGTAACTGTTACCTCCGCTTACTATGACGATGTGGATCAGGCTCTTGTCCTATATACGAGTGCAGATATTAGGCGAACAGCAGCGGTAACCATAACAATGCCGGAATACCGCTCTCTTTGGTATCACAAGCTCGGTGTGCAAAGATGGTTCTTGCCTTCACTAAGTGCTATAGCAGAGGCTGAAACTATAACCTATCCTGCTTATGAAAATGAAACCGCAAGCATATCCCTTGTTTCTACAGACGCTTGGATTGATGATGCTGTTTTCTCCTGGTATTACCAGCCTGCTCACAATGCTTTCATTGAAGTTGTAGAATCTTCCATGAGTTTACAGCCAGTTTCTACACTACCAATTTAGGAGGTTTACAAAATGAAGATAAAAGAAAAAGCTGTGCTGCATAACCGCTTTGACATCAAGGTGGTCGACGCCAAAACTGGCAAGGTTAAGCAGACAGCGGTTGGGTTTAATGTTATTACTAACTATTATTTTAATAGCCGACTGACAGCTTCACCTTTAAGCAAGACAACTGATTTATTTAGATATATCGCAATTGGGACAGGAACGGGCACACCCAAGGTCACGGATACAGCTCTCTTCTCTCATCTGATTCGAAAAGGAGTCGTAACGTTAGAAACAGTTTATGAATATCCGACTTCGCACACAACAAAGCAAATTAAACTGGAAGCGACAGAGTGCAACGGTTCCACTATAACTGAAGTTGCTCTTGAAGGCTATTATAGCGGAACATTTTCAACTACCTACTACATCATGTCCCACGCAATGCTACAGGACTCGGAAGGAAATCAGATTGCTATCGCTAAGACCGACACGGATGTGGTGTATATTACAGCAACCTTTTATGCCACCTGCAGCCCCTCTGGCTTCGGTGCTAACGGAATATATCCTACGGCAGAAAACAACTATCTGGCAAGGTGGCTGCTCACAGGAAGCACAGATAGCTATGTGCGCTTTTCACATTTTCCTTTAGAGTATTCTTCCGATATGAATGTGAAGTATCAGGGCAGTAAAAGTTATTCGTTCAGCAGCGGTATAGGAAACACTACCACCTATCAATACGATTTACCTGTTATCACTTTCCTTGACAGTGAATGCAATAATCGTATTGTTAAACACCTAGGTGTTGCCGGTGTTGGGGCTTTTACTTTCCCTAACCATGAGGTTTTCCCTCCATATCAGGTCAATCAACTTGTTATAGGTGAAGGCGACGGAGAGACAAAAGAGTTCAATATCAGGGTACCACTAATTCAGGCGGGAACTGCAAGAATTTATTTAGACGGCGAGGAGCTAATCGAAGGCACAGACTTTATTGTTGATTATGAAAGCAACTGTGGCGACTGGTATGAAAATTACCATACAGCTGGGATGACCTGCAAAGATGCAGGTGTTGTTTTTGGAGACCTTGCATCAAAGGTCCCAAGCAGCAGCTATAGTTATCGTGATCCTCTTGCTTGGTGGGATTGTTATGACAGAACCATATATCCTTCATCATGCACAGTAAGTGATTTGAAACCTATAAAAATCGACTTTGGTGTTGCAAAGTCTTGTAACACGCTGAAAATTGATATTACCACTGTTCCTGCTGCAAGGATCGATATGCTCAAAATACAATACTCAAACAATGATACTACCTGGCTGGATGTATCTGACCTTTCAAGATCTGGACAAGTTTGGAAGTTTAGTGAAGTTTCAGCAAGGTACTGGCGGGTATTTTTAAGCGGGGAAGGAAATGCAACTGTTGTAGTAACTTCAAGCGGTATGACCGGCTCGCCCATAACCCTTTCTGTACCCGTTGAATCTTTGGATTCAGCAAGTATTGTTGCCGGTAAAATAAAAACAGCTATTGAAAGCAACGATAATATTACGGCTCTCTATGACGTGGAAGTCTCCGGCTCTGATGTAATTTTAACTGCTAAAGCGCCTCTGGCTAATGTATCAAACCTAAATATGGCTCTCTCAAATGGAACTTGTGCGGGACTTACAAATGTTTCTTCTTCAGCAAATACTACGGCTGGTGTCGCTGCTGTGAAACAACAGGAGAATATCTATGTAACAGGAACAATAGGAACCGAAGGAGATGCAATTGTGGTTGTAACAGCCGCAGGAATGGCAAATTCGCCTATCACTCTTTCCGTTCCGGTTTCAAAAAATGACTCGGCGACTGTAGTTGCTTCAAAAGTTAACGCTGCTCTCGCACAAAACTCCGATATAACAGACTTTTTCACAATAAGTCCCGATAATGGAAGGTACGTGCGCTTGACTGCCAAAGTAGCTGCAGATAATGATCTCACTCTAAATATCAGCATCGCCAACGGAACCTGCACAGGATTAACTGCAATACCGAATTCTTCTGTTGATGCAAATGGCAATGCAGGAACAAAGCAGGTTGAAACATTAACTGTTGCTGGCAGCATCGGCTACAGCTGGACATATTACTTGTATTATCAGAGTTTCCCATTAAGAGATGGTCAAAGCTATGGCTCAACTTTCTTTTTAGGAAGAACTGTGCCTGGGCTTAAGTTTATGGTGCCGCCCGCTCCAGGAACTGCTATAACGGCAAGCTATGCACTAGAATATCCTTTTAAGACGATAAATAATCTTTTGCGCTTTACTTATTCTTTACAGCTGCAAAGAGGGTGATGTTATGAATCTAACATTTGAATATATCCTTGACGCCGGAGCAGGCTTGTATCCGCAGTTGATTCACACCTCGGATAACCTGCTCCGTTTTATATACCTTAAAGCTGACGGTACCGTAGCAGGAAGTAAGGCCAATCCTGTTCTTGGTTTATACGGAGATCTAACCTATGAGTCACTTGGCAGGATTTCACCTGATGAGATGGTGTCTTATCCAAGTATTAAAAAGGTAGCTCATTACGGTGCATATGGGTTTTGGAGTGCTGAAGATGATCACCGCTTTGTTATGTATATGCTGCCAACTGATATTACTAATTCTTTTATCGATGGCACAATTAAATATGGTGTCAGCAGTGAAGTTTCCCAGATGTCTTGCAATTTAATGAATATAAAGGGCGAACTTCTAAATCGTTACCGGGCATTGGTCACGCCGGGAACAAAGATGGAGCTTTACTTCGCTCTTGGAAACAGTGGTGAAATCCCTCTTGGCATTTTTTATATTGACCGTGCATCGGTTTCATACCCTGAGCTTAATGTATCGGTATCAGCAAGGAATGCTATAGGTAAGCTCTTAAAGGAACAGACCTTTAATGAAGACAGTACATTTGAAGAAAGCAATCTTCAAGAAAACTTCAAAAAAATACTTGGCCTTGCCGAAGTTGAAGATTTCTTTGTAGGTGGAAATTCCAAGACATGGAAGTTAAGGTTTGAACCCGATGTAACCATGCTTGATGGTATCAAGAGAATCTTATCCTTACTTGACGGATGGAAGATTGATGAAACAGCAGCCGGAGTTATAGGCATTGCACCTGTATCTGATGCCCGTTTTGACCAGCCTTCTGTATATACTTTTGAGCGGGATAAGACCTGCTGGAGTTATAACATTGAGTATGACGATTCAGATGCAGTCAGCAGAATTTGTGTCAGTTGTGCAGAACCAGAAAACAGAGTTTATGTTACTGTGCCAAGAAACAAATGGTGGATACAGCCCTCACATCGCACAGCCTATGTTACAGCGGCCGATGGTGCAACACTATCTCAGATTACCGCTATGGCAGAAGAACTGGCGGTGGCTGCTGCTATATCTGGTAGACAGGAAAGCTTTGTAGGAATCTTTACTCCTCAGCTTACCATCGGAGATGAAATTCAGCTAATAACCGGCACTAAAACTGAAATAATCGGCACCGTGGTGGATGTATCACATAGTTTTGGCAGAGATGGTTTTTATACGGCATTTACTGTGGACAGTGGCGGCAGGAAAGGAAAGGCTCGTCTATCTGACTTGATTGGCAAGGCTTCTGAAAAACCAAATCTGGACGGTGTCACGATTTACTAATATAAACGAAATAAAGCATTAGGCGCTTCGCAAAATTGCGGGGCGCTTTTTACATGCAATTAAACGAAATGGAGGATTTATCTTATGAGAACTATTTGGAATTTGACCCAGACCGCCTTTGCTGCTATCGGCGGAACACTGGGCTGGTACTTGGGAGGACTTGATGGCTTTCTTTATGCACTTATCGCCTTTGTGGTGGTTGATTACATTACTGGCGTTCTTCGTGCAATTGTAGAGAAAAAGCTTTCAAGCAGAATTGGAGCACATGGCATAGCCAAAAAGGTAGCCATATTTCTTGTAGTCGGTATTGGTCACCTTATTGACACCTATCTTATTAGTGGCGCAGGCTCACCGCTACGCACTGCAGTTATCTTTTTCTATATTGCCAATGAAGGTGTGTCACTCCTCGAGAACGCAACTGCTATCGGACTACCTGTGCCTGAAAAACTAAAAGAAGTACTGGCACAGCTTCATGGAAAGGATGAGTAAAAATGAATTTACGAAAACTAATACTGACAAATAACGCCTGCTATAAAGCCGGAAAAACCATTGCAGTGAAAGGCATTATGGTTCACTCCACCGGTGCCAACAACCCCAACTTAAAACGCTATGTAGGCCCTGATGATGGCCTTCTTGGCAAGAATCAGTATGGCAACCACTGGAATCAGGACAAGCCAGACGGCAGGCAGGTTTGTGTCCATGCTTTTATAGGGAAACTGGCTGACGGCTCAATAGCCACATACCAGACCCTACCTTGGAATCACCGTGGATGGCATGGTGCATCAGGCCCCAAAGGCTCAGTCAATGATACTCATATTGGTTTTGAAATCTGTGAGGACGGGCTGACAGATGCTATCTATTTTAATACCATTTATAAAGAGGCAACTGAGCTATGTGCATATCTTTGTAAAGAGTACAAACTCGACCCCTTGGCAGATGGTGTTATTATTGGGCATTACGAAGGCTATAAGCGAGGAATTGCTAGCAATCATGGCGATCCAGGTCATTGGTTTTCAAAGCACGGAAAGTCAATGGATACTTTTAGAGCGGAGGTTAAAAGACTGCTCACTGCTACAAGCACCCCTGCACCAACTGAGCCTAAAAAGCTATACAGGGTACAAATCGGAGCCTTCTCCGTAAAAGCTAATGCTGATGCTATGCTTGCTAAGGCAAAGGCTGCAGGCTTTAAAGATGCCTTCATTAAAGCTGAATAAAACATTAAATAATGCCCTTGGAGGTCAAAAATCTTCCGAGGGCATTATTTTTTTCTTAAACCGTCAGATTTCCTTTCCTCCCGTGGCTACCAGATAGAGGGCAACAAATAAATCGCCCTTAAGAAAGAGGTGAAGGACATAAAACACAATCTTAAAATCAGTGTTTCAAAAGAGCCACAGATAGGCGGAATCGTTACTTGCCGTAATGTCACTATAAGGGAGCGCATCCTACGTTTCCTCCTCGGAGATAAACAGCGTGTAACCATTCTAATTCCCGGAGATAGTGTCGAGGAACTTGCTATCTGTGAGACTACGAAAGGAGGAAATGAACTTGAGCAAAGTAAAGTTAATGCTTGATGTGGTAAACGATATGCGAAGTCTTGCAGACAGCATACAGGCAGTTTGTGATGCAATGATGGAAAGTGATTCTGCACCCAAAGAAGCGCCTGCCACAAAGACAGAAACAGCAAAGGAGCCAGACATTCCGCTTGAGAAAGTACGTATGGTGCTTGCTGAAAAGAGTCAGCTTGGATTTACTGCTGAAGTGCGAGGCATCATCGGGAAGTATGGTGCCGACAAGTTAAGTGCCGTTGACAAGGCTTATTATGTTGACATCTTGAAAGATGCGGAGGTTCTTGGCAATGGGTAATCACGCAATATTATCTGCATCATCTTCACACAGATGGCTTCATTGTTTACCGTCAGCAAGGCTTGAACTTGAGTTTGAAGATACAAGCGGTACGGCAGCAGAGGAAGGATCAGCGGCACACGCACTCTCAGAACACAAACTGAAAAAGGCACTTCATATAAGGAGCAAGCGTCCTATATCAAATTATGACTCAGATGAGATGGAAGAATGCACCGATGCCTATGTTGATTTCGTTATGGAACAGGTGGAGCTTGCAAGAAACTCCTGCAATGATCCTATCGTCCTTATCGAAAAGCGCCTTGATTTTTCCTGCTATGTGCCAGACGGCTTTGGTACTGGAGATTGTTTAATCATCTCAGATGACAGACTTCAGATAGTGGATTTTAAATATGGCATGGGTGTGCTTGTAGATGCAGTGGACAATCCTCAGATGAAACTTTATGCCTTGGGTGCTCTTGAAATTTATGACAGCCTTTATGATATCAATGAAGTGTCAATGACGATTTTTCAGCCAAGAAGAGAAAATGTCAGCACATGGACTGTACCGGTAGAGGAGCTTAAATGTTGGGCGGAAGAGGAACTGAGGCCGAAGGCAGTAAAAGCTTATAACGGCGAGGGCGAATATATACCGGGTGAATGGTGTACTTTCTGCAAAGCTGCAGTCAGATGCCGTGCAAGAGCTGAAGAAAAATTAAAACTCGCACAGACAGAGTTCAAGATGCCTCCGTTACTTACTGATAACGAGATAGAAGAGATTCTGTTCATTCTCCCCGACCTTACTAAATGGGCAAATGAAATAACTTCCTACGCCACAGACGCCGCTGTGAATCACGGCAAAGAGTGGAACGGCTTTAAAGTTGTGGAAGGTCGCTCGGTTCGCAAATACAAAGATGAAGATGCCATCGCAGAAAAAGCTGCGGCAAGCGGATTTAAAGACATTTACCGTAAGAGCCTTATCCCTATGACAGAGATGCAGAAACTGATGGGTAAAACCAAATTTGAGGAGATTCTAGGAAGCCTCATTTATAAACCACCGGGCAAGCCGACTCTTGTTCCCAATTCGGATAAAAGACCGGCTATGAACGTAGCAGATGCAAAAAACGAATTTAACGAAATTATGGAGGATTAAATATTATGGCAAATAACACTAATAAAACTAAGGTTATCACAGGTGTAAACACAAGACTTTCTTACTTCCACGGATGGGAGCCGGTATCTATCAACGGCGGTGCTGAAAAGTACAGCGTGTCCGTTCTCATTCCAAAGGATGATAGAGAAACCATAGACGCAGTAAACACTGCCATCGATGCAGCTATTGAAGAAGGTATTGCGAAGTTCGGTGGTAAGAAGCCAAATAAGGCTACCATTAAACTTCCGCTCCGTGACGGTGATGTAGAGCGTGACGATGAGGCATACAAGGGGCATTATTTTATCAATGCTAATAGCGTAACTGCTCCGCAGATTGTAGACAAAAGAGTTAAACCTATTTTGGATCGCAGTGAAGTGTACAGCGGTTGTTACGGTAGAGTTTCTCTTAACTTTTATGCTTTCAACTCCAACGGCAATAAGGGTGTAGCTTGTGGTCTTGGTAATATTCAAAAGATTAAGGACGGCGAACCTCTTGGTGGAAAGACCTCTGCAGCAGATGACTTTACTACTCTTGTGGATGATGACTTCCTTGCCTAAAAGGAACGATGACATTGCGGTGGTGGAGGCTTTTCCTCTGCCACCTTTTTTCTTTTAGGAACGGAGGCATGTTATGAAGAACTTGGAAATCGATATTGAAACATACTCATCTGTCAATTTGCAAAAGAGCGGAGTTTACCGTTATGTAGAGGCAGATGACTTTGAAATATTACTGTTTGGATATTCTGTAGATGGCGGAGATGTTATGGTGGTTGACCTTGTGAGTGGAGAAAAGATACCGAAGAAGATACTCGATGCCTTGACCGATGAAAATATAACCAAATGGGCATTCAATGCTCAGTTTGAGCGTATCTGCCTTTCCCGTTATCTTGGCTATCCCTTTGGATATTATTTAAATCCTTCATCATGGAAATGTTCAATGGTATGGTCGGCATATATGGGACTTCCCCTTTCCTTGGAAGGTGTGGGTGCCGTTCTTGGTCTTGAAAAGCAAAAGCTGACCGAAGGTAAAGACCTTATAAGATACTTCTGTGTTCCGTGTACTCCTACAAAATCAAATGGTGGAAGAACTCGTAATCTGCCAATTAATGATGAGGAGAAATGGCAGAGGTTTAAGGCTTATAACAAACGTGATGTTGAAACGGAAATGCAGATACAGCAAAGGCTTATAAAGTTTCCTGTGCCAGAAGACATATGGGATGAGTACCGTCTCGACCAGGAAATCAATGATCGTGGCATAAAAGTTGATATGGATTTTGTAAAACAGGCTATTGGTATGGATGAGATTTCTCACGAAAAGCTGATGTCAGCAATGCAACAAATGACAGAACTCGATAACCCCAACTCAGTACAGCAGATGAAAGGCTGGCTTTCTGAAAACGGTCTTGAAACAGATACGCTTGGCAAAAAGGCTGTGGCAGAATTATTAAAGGATGCACCGGAGCATTTAGCTGAAGTTCTTAAGCTCCGTCAGCAACTTGCAAAATCGTCCGTTAAGAAATATACGGCAATGGAAAATGCTGTTTGTGCGGATTCTCGTGCCAGAGGTATGTTCCAATTTTATGGGGCAAACAGAACCGGCCGCTTTGCAGGAAGGCTTGTGCAATTACAGAACCTTCCGCAAAACCATATGCCGGATTTAAAAGAGACACGAGGCATAGTGAAAAGCGGTGTTTATGAAACGCTTGAAATGCTCTATGAAGATATACCGGACACCCTCTCACAGCTTATCCGCACAGCCTTTGTGCCAAAGGACGGCAATAAGTTTATTGTTGCAGACTTTTCTGCAATTGAGGCTCGTGTGCTTTCATGGCTTGCAGGTGAAGAATGGCGAATTGAAGTATTCGCAAGCGGTGGTGATATTTATTGTGCATCTGCATCTCAGATGTTTAAAGTTTCTGTTGAAAAGCATGGTGTGAACGGTCATCTAAGGCAAAAAGGAAAAATAGCAGAATTAGCTCTTGGATATGGCGGATCAGTCGGTGCATTAAAGGCTATGGGCGCATTGGAGATGGGACTTGCAGAGGAAGAATTGAAACCCCTTGTAAATGCCTGGAGAGCATCCAATCCAAACATCGTAAAGTTCTGGTGGGATGTTGACTCTGTTGTTAAGAAATGCATCAAGGAAAATAAGTCACAGAAAACTAATAACATTGAGTTTCATTGCATGAGTGGAATGCTATTTATAGTTCTCCCTTCCGGCAGACAACTTGCCTATGTAAAACCTCGTATCGGTGAAAATATCTTCGGTGGTGAGTCTGTGACTTATGAAGGTGTAGGTGGAACGAAGAAATGGGAAAGAATCGAAAGTTATGGACCCAAGTTTGTAGAAAACATTGTACAGGCAATCTCCCGTGATATTTTGATGTACGCCATGAAAACACTCCGAACTTGTAGCATCGTGGCTCATGTGCATGATGAAGTTATCATTGAGGCAGAACCTCGAATGTCAATAGATAACGTATGTGAGCAGATGGGCAGAGTTCCTCCCTGGGCAAAAGGGCTGCTCCTTAATGCCGATGGTTATGAATGCGACTTCTATAAAAAAGATTAGAAAAAACATCAGATTTTACCTCCCGCCGTGGCTACTAGGTAGGAGGTGTTTTTTTATGAATGTTTTTCAAGTCACAGACAACAGCCAAATACATGGTGAAGCAATAAAGATGACTAACAGCCAAATGCAGAAAGAAGCTGATTATTATATGGCTCAAAAACTACTCAAACAGCTTTTATCTGCGGGTTTAATTTCACTGGATGAATTCGACAAAATTACAGAGTTGAATCTTAAAAAATTCTCACCTGTTTTAGCAAAGATAATGTCCTAAAACACTTGCTATTACTGGCTTTTAGAGCGAATATGTCATATACCGAAAGCGAGGTGAGATGATGAAAAAGATATTCAAAGTTGATAATGCAGCAGCTACTTCAAAGAGAAAACTTCGTGTTGCTGCATATGCCAGAGTGTCTACTGACAGTGATGAACAGCTGGTAAGTTTAAAAGCTCAGAAAGAGCATTACGAAAGTTGCATTAAATTGAACCCAGAATGGGATTTTGCGGGCCTTTATTATGATGAAGGTTTGAGCGGTACCAAGAAAGATAACAGAACCGGTCTTTTGGATATGATCGCAGATGCTGAGCAAGGCAAGATTGATTTTATTCTTACAAAGTCAATCAGCCGTTTTGCAAGAAATACAACCGACTGCTTGGAAATGGTAAGAAGACTGATTGATGTTGGTGTGTTCATTCAATTCGAGAAAGAAAATATTAATACAGGTTCTATGGAAAGTGAGTTAATGCTCTCCATACTAAGCGGTCTTGCCGAAAGCGAGTCTGTTTCCATTTCACAAAACAGTAAATGGTCTGTTCAGAAACGCTTTATAAACGGCACTTTTATAATTTCCTACCCGCCATACGGTTACATAAATGCTGATGGTAAGATGGAGGTTGTGCCTGAGGAGGCGGAAATAGTTCGCACCATTTTTAGAGAGTGTATTAACGGCAAAGGAGCCTTTCTCATAGCCAAAGAATTAAATGAGCGAGGTATTCCATCAAAGCGAGGTACAATATGGCATCCGTCAACGGTTCAAGGTGTTCTTAAGAACGAAAAATATACCGGAGATGTAATCTTTCAAAAGACCTATACAGACAGCAAATTTAACCGCCATATAAACTACGGCGAAGAAAATCAGTACCTTCTTGAAAATCATCATGAGGCTATTATCAACCATGAGGATTTTGAAAAGGCACAATCGATTATGGAGCAACGTGGCAAGGAAAAGGGTGTTCTTAAAAAGGAAGGCAAATACCAAAAGCGGTATGTATTCTCCGGCAAAATAACCTGCGGAGAGTGCGGTTCCCGTTTCAAAAGACGTATTCATTATTCCGGAAAGAACGAGTATATCGCCTGGTGCTGTACAAAACACATAGATCACACAGTTAAATGCTCAATGAAGTTCATCAAAGATGAAGATATTAAGGCTGCATTTGTAACTATGCTAAACAAGCTGGTTTTTTCTTGTGATATGCTACTCAAACCCTTTATGCAAGGGTTGAGAAATATTGATGAGAAAGCTTATCTAAAGAAGATAACTGAAATTGAGGAACGGATTGAGAAGAACGAAAATCAGCGTAATGTGCTTATGGAACTTATGTCAAAGGGACTTTTAAATCCGGGACTGTTTACAAAGCAGAATACCGAATTATTAAGTGAGTTTGCTCGGCTTGCCACAGAAAAAAAACATATATCTTATGCGGTAAGCGGTAATGCATCAAAGATAGATGAAACCCAAAGGCTCATAAGGTTCTGTAGTAGAAACAGAATGGCATTGAAATTTAACGATAATGTTTTTGAGGATTTTGTAGATGAGATAGTTGTAAATTCCAGGGAGGAGATTGTATTTAAAATGAAATGCGGTCTTTCCTTAAAAGAAAGGCTGGTGGATTAATGACACATACACCATATGGTTACCGCATTGAAGGCGGTAAGGCAATTATAGATGAAACGGCAGCAGGTCAAGTAAAAGAACTCTTTGAAGGTTATAACTCTGGGTTGGCTCTTACAGTGGCTGCCGAAAAAGCAGGACTTAAATTGTACCACGCTTCAGCAAAGAGAATGCTACAAAATGAGCGTTATGTTGGGGATGATTATTACCCTTCCATTGTTGATAGCGAAGTTTTTAATAAGGCAAACAATGAAATACGGAGACGGGCACTGGCTCTTGGAAGAATAAAGGAATATAGAGAGCCATTACCGCCCACTCCACAAACAAGATTTAAAATGAGCAGGCAGACGAAGTTTTTTGATGATCCTTTTGTACAAGCTGAATATATGTACGGCCTGATAGAAAGCGAGGTGGAGTGATGGCTAATATA